CTGGGGTGACAGCGCGCTTGGGTGTGGCCCCGGCCAGTGGCTCAACCTTTAACCCTTCGGCCATTTCGTCCATAGACTTCCGCATCACACGCTTCGACGGCGGGCCTCGGTGGGACTGCATCAACCCTTTAAGCGCCTTCCTTGCCGCCGCGCTCCCGACCTTCCCGATGGTGCCAGGGACAGCCATAAAGGGCAGAGCGGCAGAGCTATACAGGGCTGCGTCACTAGCAGCGCCAATCCCCGTCAACGTCCCCATAGCCGCCTCATATGCGGCGTTACCGATGTCGCCCTCGGCGGCGGCATCATAGGCTGTGCGGAAGTTCCTGGCGGCGCTGGGTAGGTTGTAGAGTAGATCGGCCCCAGGCACAAAGTCGGTGCCGAAGCGGGCAGCGTCGTCCGCATACTGCAATAGCCCTGTGGGGCGCTCACGCTGGCGCAGGATGGGGTCAGGGTACAGAAGGCCGACAGGGCGAGCCATTACACGATCCCCTCCGGCGCGGCATCGTATTCGACGCCTTGGGCATGGGTCCAAGTCCCGCCCGCCGCCACCACCACCTGTGACCGATGGTAGCGGTCATTGACGGTGAAATTGGCCTGCCCGTTCGCGTCAATCGCATTCGGACCGACAAGAACTTCGGTCCCGGTCGGCAGAAGCCGGTGTTTTAGCCCTACCGTGACAGTCCCGCCGTCCACATAGGGCCGCACCCCGTTGACCAGGGAAAGCCCAGGCCCGCCAGTTTCGGCGGTTTCGATGGTCGCCTCGAGGCTTGTCCCGGTGAAGCGCGCCAGTTTCTTGTCGGTGCCAAAAGCCGACAGAGCAAGTTTCCCCGCCATCCAGACCCGGCTGTCCAGGCTAAAGGGCAGGGTTTCCATGCTGACGGTGATAGCGTCAAGCCCTTCCATCGTATAGCCGACTGTCAAATCCTCGAAAATCATTTCGGCGGTGATTTCGGCATACGACCAGCGGTCTACAGCCCAATTGTACATGATTATTCTGTTGGGTGTTCCGTTGGTGCTTCCGCTGCCGGGAAACAGCCAGAACACTACGTGATTGATCGGGTCCGCAGCGCCATAAATCCGATGGTAGTAAACAGCATCAAGCTGGCTGAAAAACCATTTATTGACCCGCTCGGCACCGACTGGGATAGACCCAGCGCCCGTGAACGAATAGAAGCCATCTTCCGCAAGGTAGAAAGCATTGGTCCCGATATTGACCACCGAATTCGGCGCCGGGGTGCCTCTGGACTGATCCACAACATATCGGCCAAACGGTGCCGGTGGCCCTTGGTACTGCAAACGGTGGATTGCCCGCTCACAAAAAACCGCCCCGTCAAGCCCGCCAATGGCCCCTGTGAGGGCTTGAACGTGTCCCCCCACTGGGATGTCCAAACGGTCGGACTGCACCGCTGCGGCGGCGGCTGACGCAATCGTAGGCCATGATGTGGGGTCATCTATGGCGCACCACCAGATGCGATTGCCCACAGACCCATCAACCCCGTCCGATGTGTTGCCAGCCATGACGAAATTGCCAATCACGGCCAGATGCTTCGCCTTCGGTGCATCGCCAGATAGGGTCGAAAATGCGCTATCGGTTCCCAGGACGAAGTTCTGAATGGCGTCGGTGTGACCGTTGCAGCAAATCACAGTTTCGCCATATTTGATAAATTCCCAGGTGCCCTCGCTGGAAGTCGTATAAGCGCCCGTCGAACTGGATATTTCGTCCCAACTGGTGTCAGACCCGTCAAATTTGTACAGGTCGGCGGCATCGCCTGCGAAGGTATGGACATTGCCATCGCTATCCCGAAACGCGCCCGCACCTTGGGGGCGATTGGGCAGGGCTTCGCTGGACGCTGCAAGGGTGCCTAGCGGGCCATAGCTTGACGCTGTGCGGGGTAGCACGTTCTTTGCCACCGTCGCGCCCGCGTTCTGGTAATCGCTCTGGTCGGGCAACCATTGCCCGAATGGAACCATTGCCATCAGTAACCCCGGTTTATGTCAAACTGCCGCGTCTGGACTAAAGCAGCGTCAACCCGCTGGATACGCTGGCGACGGGTTCTGCCATCGACCCGCTTTAGCTGCGTGATGCCTTCCTCCAGCATATCGATCCAGCCCTGCGCTCTAGGGTGCATCCCCGTCCGTGGAATGGACCCAACCAACGAAGCGTGGAGGTAGATGTCAGGCTCGTTTGTCAGGAGCGTGTTGGTTTCGTCAGAAGCCAAATCCCAGCGGCGGAAGTACCTGTGCTTCAGGGTGTATTCCTGATCTGCCGCGTGGTCGAACTCGACGCTGGCTCCGATGGAGTAGATTGACGGCCTGCCCGTGGCAGTGGTCTTCAGCGCGTCAAGGTCGTCCCACGCCACCTGTGTCAGCGGCCAGTTGTCGCTGGAAAAGCGCAGATTGATATGCTCCAGAAACCCTGTCGGAAGGGACATAGTCTCTGCCGATGCTGACAGGGTGGAGTTAACTGACGTTTCCATAATCAACAACCGCAGCCGCCTGTTTAGGATGGCCTCGCCACGGTTGATGAAGTTGGGTAGCTCCGCTGTCAGGTCGCTACGCGCCAAGTCCGCCTCGACCGCCGTCTGCAAGTTGGTGTAGGTCGTTGGGATGGTCATGGGTGGCCCTCGCTAGGCGCTACCTGACACGCTGTGGCGTGGCCTTGCCCTTGGGTGCCTTGCCCTTGCCCAGCGCTGCGGCCTTGGTCTTGTGCCAGCCCTCTGGCACCGTGCCACCGGCATCGATGTCCATCATCTCGATTTTCTCGACGGGCGGATTGTGTTCCGTCTTCACGCGGTAAATCCTCATTCTGCGGCCTCTCGGGTTGCGACCGGCCCAATAAGGGCCGACCTTGGTTCAAGGAAAGTTAGCTCACGCCCGCTGGACCTAGCCCAGTCTCGGGCTGCAATCAGATAGCCGTCATCGTCCATGTCGTCCGCTACTATGATATCGCAGCGGTCGCCCAGATGCTTATAGAAGCCCATCCGGCTTCCAATCTGTCGGGGCGGGCCGTCGTTGACGCCCATCGCAAAGCGCCCCGGCAGATCCTGCATGTCCGAAAGATCATACCAGCCGTCTGTCACTGGCACTTTGCACAGCCCGATATTCTCCACCCCGGCTTCCGCTGCCATCTGCTTTAGCTGGGCCTGATACAGCCCGTGATGCTCCAGGCAATAGACGGTGTGGTTTGAGTTTGCCGCAGCCATCAGGACTGTGGAAAGGCCAGAACCGGCTTCGATAATGTCCCCGCCGCAATTCCGGGCTGTCTCAATCACCAGCGCCAGATTTTCTTCCAAAGCCCCATAGGGATTGGCAACGTATTCCCGCGCCTCTGTAAGCAGGTCTAAGGTGGGTTTACCCTTGGCGATGGCTTCGCATATATAGGAAAGCGTCTTGCCCTCCCTGCGGCGAATGGTGGCCGATAGCGACCCCTTCAGAATGGTTTTTGCCACATGACCCAACCGAAGATCGGGCAGGGCATAAATTCTCCCGCCATAACGGTTCCGCCAGCGATTGCAGAACGCCAAATCCCCACCCCAGCGGGTTCCGTCCACAAATGTCCGCTCGAAAAGGATTGGAACCATCGACCGCCTATCGGACCCCCGATAATGCTGGGCGCAGGTTTCTGTCATGCGTTCCAAAACTTCGCGTTCGATCTTCATAAACCCGGTCGGCAACCCCTCGACTTCCAGATAGCCGGTGGCTTCATAGACCACCCGAACGTGGTCACCTTCCATCATTCTAACGGGCATTTCCCCCGGCTTGTCGTCGCGCCGATAGGGATAGACCCCGCCGACTATTTCATTGTTCGACTGACACAACCGGACAAGCTGCCAGGGTTCCCAGGATACATCAGCATCCAGAAAGACCAGCGCATCGCAGTCGGTCAAAAGGAATTCTTGCACGATATGGTTTCGCGCATCGTCAACGTGGCAGTTGCCCGTCAACAGCATGTAGGCGCTCTGGATACCGGCCTCGGCCAACGCCTGTCGGCTGCGCTGAATGCTAAACGTGTACGATGCGTCAGGGTTCTCATAGACGGTCGTGGCTAAACAGACCTTGCGGCCTGTCTTTAGGGGACCGTCATCGCAGAATAGGTACGACATCAAACCTCCGTAGGCTGGGGCGGCTCCCTGCCGGAATACCGCCCCGCCCAACGCTGGCGGCAGAGACTAGCCGCCGGTGGTGATAA